GGGTCTACGAACGGCTTGTTTGCCTGTTCAATCTCTTCTGGGGTAGCGTCACGCACTGTCCATGTCCAGTACCAAGTGCCGTCAGTCTGCTGCGGCGCTCCTGCTACACAACGCTGGGTCTTCGGGTCAAATGCTGGCATATCCACCCACTCAACGTGAGCGTAGTCAGCCATACCCGCCGGGTCAATCTCAATGTCCCCAATGTGCCGGGGGAATTCATTGGTCGATAGTTTGATGTATGAACTCATGGGATTGTAGTAACCGAGGAGGTTAGGGAAGACGCGGCGTCGGTGAGGGAAGACGCGGCGTCAGTAAGTGTGGATGTAGAACTGGTAAGCGACGATGTTGAACTGCTAAAAGAAGTAGTTGCATCAGTTAAAGTTGATGCGGCATAAGTAAACGAACTTCCCCCCAGTGTATATGTACCAGTCAACGAACCATCGCCGGGAAGTTTGGCAATTAAAATATTGTATGCTGCATTTGAAGAAAGATATATATCCCCAGAAACATACACATTACCCAAAGAATCTACCGATACCCCTTGCCCTGTCATATTTGTACTAAATTTACGCTGCCACTGTATTACACCAGACGTATTGTATTTTGCTACTATAAGGCCACTGGGTGAGTTACTAGAAATACCTGTTATATAAACACTCCCAGAAGAGTCAACTGTTATTCTATTGGCTTGGTCAGTGCTAACACTACTTAAACTTCTTTGCCATTGAATTGTTCCGGAAGTGTCATACTTTTCTATTTGTATATGGTTTACTCCAGACGCAACGGAATACCCTGCTACATATACATTTCCAGAAGAATCGGTTGCAACACTTGCGCCAACGTCACTACTTCCCCCGTCTAACGAACGCTGCCATTGTAATGTCCCTGATGAATTGTATTTAATTAATAAAACATCAGATAAAACAGAAGGCGTATCAAGTCCGGTTATGTAAACATTGCTAGAAGAATCAACTGCTATTCCAAAACCTCTACTAAGCCCTCCGGTCCCAACTATATTTCGTTGCCATTGAAGAGTTCCAGAAGAATTATATTTGACTACTATGGCATTAGTATTAGATACATCAACGCCAACTGCGTAGACATTGCCTGACGAGTCAGTGGCGACATCATAAAACTTACAGGCAGCGCCTCCGGTTAAATTTCTTTGCCATTGAATGCTGCCAGAGCTATCATATTTGGCTATTTGGCTTCTTGAAGTGCCGCCAATTACAGAACTTCCAACAACATATATGTTTTCAGATGAATCAACCGTTATGTTTTGGCTTTGAACGGTGTTTCCAGAAGAAGATAAACTACGTTGCCATTGAATTGCGCCAGACGTATTGTATTTTGCCAATTGCAAAGTGTTGTTTCCGGAAACAGGAGCAACCCCAGTTACATATATATTCCCAGACGAACCAACAGCAACTCCATACCCATTGCAAGTAACTGCACTAGAAAAACCTAATGCGCCAAACCAATACGGTCCCGGTTGACTAGGCCAAGCCCCAGCGGCTTGTGCTTGCATCTGCTGGACAAGGGTCCAGACACCCGTGGCTGCACTGGTTGACGTAGTTGGTGGCGTGGCCGATATGACCCCGCCTTTGTAGCGCATTGACATTAGCTTATGACTTCGTAGCTGATGCTGTAGGTGATGCCGCTTGCCGTACCGGAAGTTACGGTGATTGATGTGCCTTCTTGCAGATACACCTGAGTAGTTTTGTCCACTACAATCAGCGCAGCGTTTGCCGGGACCGAGATGGTCGAAGCGATTGGGTACGCCGTACCGCTTGAAGGGGAGCCACCCTGTGCTACAGCGCCGTTGGTGTAGATGCTGACCGTTGCGTTGACCGCAGACGAACCATTGACGTTGGTAGCAACAATCTGGTTAATCTTGAAGACCTGCCCAGATGATGCGGTGTTTGCAAGCAACACAACCGCTGACGTTCCAGACGGTGTGAAATAAGTAGTAGTGCCGGTTGCCGTCGTTGCGGCAAGTAAGTTTGGATTTGCCATGACGGGTCCTTAAATTGCGCCAAAAACTAGAGAAATCATTGTGGCCTTGGCCTGAGATACACCAGAAGCCGCAGCCGCTGAAGATACCCAAGTAGTACCGTTAGACGTTAGTACGTTACCCACTGTCCCGGGAGAAACGCCAGCAACGCTTCCGCTGCTATTAACTAACGCTTGACCGGTCGTTGAAGTGCCAACCCCGCCGCCCACGTTCACAAAGTCAGAACCATTCCACGCAAGGATGGCTCTTCCTGATGTTGGAACTACTACACCGGTCGTAGGACCTGCGCCTCTAACTGTTACTGTGTACGTCGCTGACGTATTGATAACAACGTAGGTCTTACTTGCTGCGGGGGCCGTGACCGTGATATTTGCTGATGCGGGACTGCACAGCAGCACCATGTACTGGGATGACGTAGACCCTAGGCTTGAACCTGTGGTCTTGGTAAGCGTCGTGTCAGTCGTGATTGTTTGTGTGCCAGCAACCGCCGCATCAATATAGTTAGAGATGTAGTTGTTGACGGTATCGCCCCAAGTGCCTGACAAGTCTCCCGTAGTAGGAAGAGCAAGGCCCAGAAGCGTAGTGTAATTAACCGTTGCCATTTCAAGTCCTTAGAAGGTCGTAATCACGGTCCAGTTTGGGATCTGAACATCGTTGATAGTAGTCCAGTAATAATACCCGGGTACACCGACCGTTCCAGATGCCGAGCTACCAGTAAGTTCAAGGAATCTGGTAGGAACCATAGTCCCCGCGTTTCCAGATGCTGATGCCGCCGTTAGGGTTTCTACTCTACCCGGACTTTCAATTCCTACACTACCTGTTGCCGATACACCAGTAATTGCTTGGCTAAATGTAAGAGCGGCATCCCCCGCGCTTCCAGACGCATTTGCACCAGTAATGGCAACAAGAACGTCTTCGACGCCGCCCCAGTAACCGCTACTCCAAGTACCTGCGCCCCAGCCTGACACATGTCACCTTACGTCGTAGAGAGTCGAATCAAAGCTGTACTAGAACTGTTTGCTGGCATGGTCAAAGCAAAGTTGCCAGCAGTGATTGTCTGCGAACTGAACGTATGGACCGATACCGCTTTATTGCTTTGGGTAGAGTTATAAACCAACACCGTATCAAAAGCCGTACTCAATGTGACGTTTGTATAAACAATAGACGCCGAAGGAGTCCAATACCCAACCCCTGCGGTTGCAGATGAGTTAGCTGATGCCGGGGGCGTAGCGTTAGTAACCACAACACCGCCAGCCGTGTAGTTAGTACCAGTGACTTCACCCGTTGTGGTGTAAGCAGTGGTTCCAGCGTTGATAGTCGCGGTCGTTAGGTACAAAGCACCTTTAAACGTGTCAGCAGTTGTCGTAGCGCGGGTGGGTGCCACACCAAAATTATGGGTTGCAGTCATCAGTTCCCCAAGGAACGATGTGCACAGGGACTGGGTATTCGCCATGACTTATCCTATTGCCGCAGCTTCAAGCTGGGTAAACGGTGAGGTTCTGAGAGTAACGTGGGCAGAACGATGCACCAACTCATCATCAAGCCAGTATTCAACCCATGTGGTCAGTTCAATATCATTATCTATCAAACCTTCTTTTTTGACTAGAAGGGAATCATCCATCTCACCGTGAGTTGTATTAACTAACATGTGCGCCTCAGTTAGATGACCGGATCAACGCATCGGATGCGTTGTTGGTTGGGAGCGTAATGGTGAATGTGTTGCCAGAAACCGTCTTATCTGCCCCGAAGTCCAGCACGGCTATAGAACGATCTGCTTTGCTGGAATTATAGATCAGGGCTGCGCGAGTTGTAAACGAAGCGGAAGACCAGCTAGGATTATCAAAGCTAACGTAAGCCGTGTATCCAGAAGAGTTGACCGTCACCCCGGTGATGGTTGCCCCACCAGCCGTATACCCTGTGCCTGTTATTTCACCAGTAGCCGTATACGCGGTCGTAGTTTCGTTGAGCGTAGCACTATTTGTGTACAACGCGATCTTCAAAGTGTCAGTCGTCAGGTCGTGAATTGCCTGATATAACTCTGCTTTGAAGCTCGTCGTTTGAGTCTGAATGATAGACATCAGGTCACCGGTTGACGATACTGACCATCACGGTACGCATCCTGACGTTGCTTACCGTCACCCAACTGCTTGAGCAACTGAATTGACTGAAGATACAGCTTCTCGTAGTTCTGGATGATATCCGGCTCGCCCTTCATAAACCGAATCGCTTCGATCAGAGCGCCATTAAGCAAAGCAGAATCAAAGTTATCCCCAAGCCAAGACGTACCAGCAGTAACAATCGAAGGCGGGTAGTAGAAGTAATGCAGTTCCATTGTATAAACTGCATCAGGAGTTGGCCCCAACATAAACGAAAGCTCGTTTATGTTACTAGAGAGTGGTCCAAAAATAGCGTAGTACTTAGGCAGTCCGGTACTTGTAGGCGTGGGGTACGCTTCACGAATGAAGTTTACATCCTTATTAAGAAGGAACGTGTACTCCCCCGTCGCGTTAATAACCGCTAGAGAATAGGACGATAGGAAGTCTTCTGGGCACGCCAAGTATTTATTGGCGGGACTTGTGACGCCAGTTACGTTCTTACGAAGATTGGCAACCTGAACCGTGTTGTATATTTTCTGTTCCGCTTGCTGCGTGAACATAGCCAACTCAGACGCGGTGAACGTATTCTCCGTGATACTCTGAATGTTGGCGCACAACTCGGTGTAGTTCATGCCATCGGACCCCGAGCCATTAGACCCTTAGTAGCAGCGCCAGTCCCACGAACCTTGATGCCAGAAGTCTTGGGTTCTGGATACGGCTTGCTCTTGTAGCCGCTCACGCTCATACAGAGTTCATCAACATTATCTTTGGCATTATGAGCCTTGATGTGCGCGTCGATGTCCATATCTGCGCCGGTCATGGTATGCGGTTCTGCGTATGTCGAAGCGGGGCCAACTTCCTTACCACCTTTCTTCATGCTATATGTAGCCATCACTTCCCCCGTGCGCTACCGCGCTGGTTCATGGCGCGAGACATATTTTTCCCGTACTTAGCGCGATCAGCCGTGGTTGGACCACCGGCTTTCATCTTCTTGGCACCGGGATGCAGTTTCTTCTCGTGGGCACGGACTTCCGTATCCGCGATAGCCTTAACTTCTTTCTTGTCCATGATAGTTCCTATGATGTCGTAACCGTTACTGTACCAACAGATGTCGTTGCAACCAAGTTATTTGGTGTTAACGAATCATCAAAACTCCTACCACCACCAACCGGTGCCCAACCCCACTGAATATCCCGTGACCCTCTACTGTTACGGTTACGAGATAGATCTGGACGTGGGTTCCGCAAGGCTTGCGGATCGTCTACTGGATACATCCCTAACAATAACTGCGGCTGATCTGGAACCCAACACGTTGGGCACGCCTTGATATCCGTGACCTTGGTCTTGATGATCAGTTTACGAAGCTGATGTAGTTTATACCTAAATGCACATACGTCACATTCGGCAATCGCCTTGTAACCAGCGGCAAAGCGGTTACTCACGATTACCCCCTACCAGCGCGAAATGCCCTTGGAACAAATCGAATTGGGGCTTTTTCCCTGTCCTCACCTGCGGCAAGATCAAACTGTTCGTCGTATGCTTGCTTGAGCATCGGTAACCGGGGCATTAGTTCCGGTACTTTCATGGCGATATAGTACGCCAATCCAGCTACCAAGCAAGGTAAGAACCTGAAGTTGATGTCCGCTGTGTTAACGCCCGTACCCGAATCCTGAATCCTACGCATCCGCCAGTACAGGAACTGATATGTCTGCGAGTCATCCGGGGTAGGCCAAACGGTAACGGCTGGAAGATTAGGGTTATAAACCACTGCACCTGCTGTATGAGATGCTGCGGTCGTATTAGCTTGTCCACGGAAACAGTTATACAGGGTAGTCCCTGTTATGTATCCGTAGTTGATGATCTCGTTGTCTAACTTAATAAACCCAGTAGTCGGAAGCCCGACTACCGAACTCAAGACGATGGTGGTAGCAGTGCTGTTGATAGTGGTCGTTAGGGTAGAAGAAGTGGGGGAAATCTGCCCACTTAATCGCTGGACCCACACTTGAATCGGCCTAGCCTGAGTAATCTTATTAGGGATACTAGCGTAGGTAGAAACGCTGATCCTTGAGATCGTCAGGTCAAACTGGGTGGACGAATCGTTTGCGCCCGTACGAATAACGTGCTCAAGCAGGTCAATCGTGTCTGTAGGCAGGGCGTAAGTGTTCTGACCGGGAGTCATAGTGAATGCCCCCTGATCAATCGTCCACATGTTGATGCCGCGATTCTGCCACTCAACGGTCATCAAGTTCATGGAACGGCGAGCAGTACGTAGGTCGTAGCCCGACCGCATCTCCCGACCGGCGCGTTCCCACGCTTCTTCGGCTAACTCCGAGAAGTCAAGGTCAAAACTAGAAGTGCCGGAAGTAGTCATTATCTAAACTTAGCCGTTTTCTTTGCTACCGACTTGGGCTGCGCTACAAACTGCTTACCCGCTTTCTTGCCTTCACGCTTGGCTTTGGTTGTCGCCGCATATTCTGCGGAGCTAAGACTGTTAATCGCCGCTTCCGGCAAATACCGCTCACCCGTTTTGCTGGAGGGCTTACCACTCTTGGTGCGCCATTTCTGGTCGCCCCAGTTTTTAAGCGATTGCTGTGGAGGCTTCAATCCCGGTAACCTCCACCTGCTGCTTTATACTTCTTAGCAACAAGCTGGGCTTTACGGGCGGACCACTGACCTGCACCTGTGCCGTGAGTAGCAGCAGCTTTTACCTGAGACACAATCCGCTTACGCAGACTGGGTTTCGTGTAGTTACCGGCAGCATTTACCCCGCCGCCCTTAGCGTACATATCAACAGAATCGGGGTTATCCTTCCGGTGGATTACCTTCGGCTTGGGCATTTTAGATGGGTTGATGTCCCCCATACCCCGACTTGCTCTCATACCATCTTACCTCTAGTCTTGCCGCGTTGGCAGCAACCATCAGCACGTGAAGAAGCCTTACCGACAGAACCACCTTTTTTCATTCCCACTGCGGTGAGTGCATCTCCGATAAACTTAGGGGCACGCTCCCGCATAGAAGCACGTGCTTCTTTATTAGGGCGCCCTAAGTATTTTTCCGCAAAAGGCATATCCTCTTTTGGTTTATCGCTAGGCTGCGGTACATCTTTGTACCCCTTCCGCATAGCTTCAGTCATATCAGGAGACTGCATACCTTCGGACGCTTTTGTATATCCTTTAGGCTCATTTGTAGTGGGTGGTGTAGGTTCACGTCCCGGTTTGTACTCTGGAGCTTCCCCACCTTTACGAGTTAAACCGCGCTTGGCGTTCAAGTAATCCCGTAAATTAGTGTAATCAGATGCTTCAAGTTCGGCTTTGCTAACAATTGGAGTTTTAGCCATGATTACACCATCCGGCCTTTAGTCTTGCCACGCTGGCAGCAGCCGTCAGCACGCTTGGAAACCGAACCGCCTTTGGAGAACATTGGTTTGCCTTTCTTGGGCATAGCTGGGGTCGTTGGGCCTTCGTAGTCCATTGGAGGCTGACCTTTTTCGGCGGTGTAGATATCCGAATCCGGTGACTTGGGCTTACGCTTGCGTGCCAGAGGTGGCATTGGCTTCGTTGGGCCTTCATCCGGCATCGGAGGTTGACCCATTTTAGCGGTGTAAATTTCAGCTTGTCCAGTTGCCATGATAATTCCTTAACAGGCTTTGCCGCCCATGTTAAACATCTTACCTTTAGTCTTGCCTTGTTTGGTAACGCCATCTGCACGGGAAGAAGCGGACCCGCCAGCAGCCATTTTCTTGACGCCGCCGCCTTTCTTCATACCCATTTCAGCTTTCTCGTGTTTGATCATAGTGGCAGGGGCACCCTTCTTTTTCATAAAGGCTACTTCTTTGCCAACCATTTTCTTGGACTCGGCCATGCCGCCTTTAGCCATCTTACCTACACCATCAGCCGCAAAACTAGGAACCATTTTGCCGCCCTTGTTAACCATAGGCATACCACCATCTGCGTAACCTTTTTTCATTTCACCACCTTTACCAAATTTACGGCCTTTATCAGCCGTTGAGAAATCCTTGCCCACGGACTGAGGAACACCGGCCTTCTTAGCAAAGGCGGGGCTGTGGGCTACAGCCTCCATGAAATTGTGTTGCTTCTTTGACGTACTAGGCATGTTTCTCTACCAGTCGGTCAATCTTAGCCTCAAGCCGGTCAAGCCGATCAAAGATGCGGTTGATGTCCGCGTCCAACTGTGTCTTAGTCACATACTCTTTGGCGACTTCTTCCCGTGTCTTGTTAATCAGCACTTGAAGGCGTTTTAACTCGTCATACATGCTCTTGAGGAAGAATCCCGCGACGCTGACACCTACCGAAAGAACTGCGTTCCAGATAGTATGTTCCACATTCACCTCAGCACTTCCACGCCCGAAGGCTTTTGTTAATACGGGAGTCTGGATCGTTGGCGGTTTTCGCTGAGGTAAGTTTCGACTTCATGCCGCTCATTCGCGCACAGAAGCTCTTCCTTCTCCCGGCGTCTTCTTTCGTTTTTGGTTTCGGGGCGGGGGGCTTTAAGTTCATCCCTTGTGATTTCGCGGATGCGCGTCCCTTTGCGTTCAGGCCCCCGCTCTCTGCCTTGCCCTCTTTTCTCTGCCATGCTGGTGATTTAGCCATTTGCTAATGTTACCTCATCCGTTGCAGAACGCAACCAAGATACTGTTGCTTCGTCCCAGTAATACAGGCCATCTGTAGGCATTGGGGTTGGAGAGTCCCAAAGACAAGTGTTTTCGTTCAATACCCAAGACGGGAACGGTTGCGGTGGAATAAACGCATCCCGCTGGGCATCGTATTTGTAACCAATTCCGGCATAATTTTTGCGGAAGGGTCGTCCTTCTGGATGTTGACCGGCAATAGTGTTGTAACTGGTGCGTTTCCAAATGTTTCCGGTTTGCATCAAATAAACTTGTTCCAAACCAGACTGAATAGTTTCATCCGGCCCAGGGATTACTCGGATGACAATATTTTCGTGATTTAATTCAGCGTAATGTGCCATTTTTATGCCCAAGTTACAGTACCAGTGCCAGCCGTAATGGTCGTTACTTTATAACCGCCAGATGCGGCAGTAGTTGAACCAGTGAGACCAACACCAATGGTTATGGTGTAGTTGTCTGGGTATTTCATAATAACAACACCAGACCCACCAGCAGCTCCGGGACCATTAACTGCACCAGAAACCCACGAACCTCCACCGCCACCACCACCTGAATTTGCCGAACCAGCAACCGCAGCAGGCGTACCATTGGCCGCTTGACCTTTCCCGCCATTTACGTTGCTAGATCCGCCGTCATATCCGTTCGTTACAACACCGTCATTAGAACCGCCTCCACCTCCACCAGTCGCATAAGTAACCGATGAACCTGAAATTGTTGAAGCCGTGCCATTGCCACCTACACCATTACCAGCCCAGCCGCCCGTGCCACCAGCCCCGCCAGCGCCACCTCCACCAGCACCAGCAAACACATTAGTCGTGCCGCCAGTTTGGGTTGAATTCCCGCCAGCGTTACCTTGCCCAGAAGTTGCAGTACCCCCGGTTGAAGCAAATCGACCAGCACCGCCGCCGCCAGATGCACCGGCCAAACCATTACCAGAGTCGCCAGCACCGCCGCCACCGCCACCAAGAGACTTGGTTCCGCTACCTGTTCCAGAACTTGTTAAATAAAACTCTGAAAAACTTCCGTTTGATCCGTTGCTTGCTCCAGAAGTCCCCGAACCTCCAGTCCCCAACCCACCAGCGCCTCCCCCTCCAATAGCTATTGAGTATGAAGTTGCAACAACGCCGTTTACTGTAGAAGTTAAATACCCACCTGCGCCGCCGCCACCTGAAAAACGAGAACCGCCGCCGCCGCCGCCGCCAACAACTAGCAATTCAATAACAAGTCCGGGCAAGAAACTTGACCAACTCATTACCCCGCCGGTTGTACAGCTTAAAAGTTGTCCATTAACCGTTGGCAATGCCGCTGGCAATGTGTAACTTTGACTTCCCGCAACAGCAGGTGCAGTTAACGTCACCGTCCCGCTTGTTGACCCCTTAAAAGCGTGTGGCCCAGTTGTTACTGTTGTGCCATCAAAAGTAAAATTTGCAGAGCCAGCAAACGATCCCGCGTTGTTGTACTGAACCTGCGTTGTGCTGCCGCCCGGACTTCCTCCGCCACCTGAGTATTGAGGAATATTGAGCGTGTTGCCTACAAACGTAGCAGCACCGGATGTTCCGGTTGTGGTCAGCGTGATTGGCGCTTGGTAATCCGTCCCAGCAACCGCAGCAGTGAATGCGCTAGTACCGTTGCCCTTGAGAACTCCCGTGAGCGTTGTTGCCCCGGTGCCGCCTCTGTTTACCGCTACAGTTG